TGCGAGAACCCGAACGCAAATACTCGTCGATTGCGTTAATCCGTCCGGTAAGACTGTTTACCAAAGTCTGCGTTTCAGCCTGCGCGATTGGCATTTCACCGCGCAACTTTTCCAGCCGTTTTGCGCGTTCGGTGCCCGCTACAATACGCGGCTCAGTACCGACCTTAACGTTTTCCGACCCAGCAGTTTCAGCCGCTTTCTGGTTACCTAACACTTGCGGTGCGACCAACGACGATCCGGGGATCGGCGATGTCGGCGAAGCACTGCGACCATAGGCTTGTTGGCCCATTACGTTTGTCTGTGCCAGCGTATTCTGCACTGGTGGCGCGCTGCCTAGATCAGCAAGCGACGCTTGGGGCGTTTGCCCGCGCATAACAGCGTACTGCGACTGCTGTCTTCCTACGGGGTTAGGCGCCATTGGCTGCTGCTGGTTCATTCCGCTGGTTACCAGCGACGGTGCGTCAGCTTGCAACGAAACGTTATTGCTGCGGAGTACATCCACAATTCCTTGACGGGCTTGCGGCGGCGTCATCGCTAACATCTGATCAAGGTCGATCTGCGCCATGACGCCAGTTTTCATTGCAGAGTCAATAATGGCGGGAACCATGTCAGGCGACATCTGCCCCATGCCGCCGCGCGTAAAGGACGCAGGGGTATTGGTCATACCCAACTCTTCTTTCATTCGGCGAACATGATCCTGCTGAAAGGCGTCAAGCTGTCCGCCGTCACCGGCTGGCATCTGCGGTGGCGTTGCTGGCGCCGCGGTTGGTACAACAGGTGTTCTAGGCGCGACTGTGGGTGTAGTGCCGGCTGCAGGCTTATTTAATACCGGCCTTAAACCAGCGACGCCGGGGGCGCCGCCTTTAGTCAACTCTAAGATTTCATTTTTAGGTCCAAAAATAGTTTCAGTTGTCGGCGTCGCAATAGTTTTTTGTATTTCTTGTTCAGCCGTTGTTTTTAACTGAAATTTATATTCAGGCGTCCATTGCGATGCAGGCAGAATAAACTTTTCGTAAGGTGGTACTCGCGCTACTAAGTCAGCGCGTAACGCTTCTGCCGCCGCCAAATCACCATCCGCTATGTCTGTTACACCTTCGCGGAATATGCTTAATGCCTGAACTAAGTTGTCTTGCTCCATCTTAGTTAAGGTTGGTCCTTGCTTTGCCTCTTCGCGCACGTCTTCTTTCGTCTTCAAGTCTAGCGTTTTCTGCGCTATGTCGGCTTGACGTTGTGACGCTTCCTGCTGCCGCGTCGCGTTCATCATGTTGACGTACTTCGCGGTCTGCGCGGCTGGGTCCGGCAGCTTCAGCAAGTTTACTGTGGGCATAATTTGGCTTGGCATATCAATAAACCTTTTTAACCGACGGGTAGTTTGGTGCGGTTGTAGTAACCCATTATGGCGTTGTTCAAAGGCGCCGCGGTGGCATAGCCCGTTATCTGGCCGAGAGCGTTGTTAAACGCGTTAGCTGTCCCTGCGTACCCTGACGCGCGGGCGTTACCTGTGTTTATCGCATTGCCGGCTTGTGCGTTGCCGACATCATACGCGCTCCGCGAAGCAGCGTTTGCTATGTTTGCTGCGCCGCGTTGCGCCGCGTCTGAAACATAGAATGCGTTATTTGCGGTGTTAGTGCCTCGGTCTAGTGTAAGGCCACCTACTCTGCCGTAATACGCCGCGTCGTTTGCTTTGGTTGCCGCGCCGCGGTTCATAAGATTTGTGGCTGTCGTGTTGCCGCGTGCCAGACCGATCCCAGCGGTTGCTTCGCCAAGGTTCAAAGCATTTGCCGATGTTGTTGCGCCGCGTCGCATAGCAATATCGCCCGTCGCAGCCCCGCGGTTCATAGCAATACTGCCTGTTGTGGTCCCGCGGCCTATAGAGTTTGCGGATGTCGCCCGCGCCCGCTCCAAAGCGGCTGCCGCGTTGTTTGAGCCAAGCGCGCCTGCAAAGCCACTCATGTTATTTGCCGCTGACTGACCTGAAGCGGATATACCGCCAAGCGTGTTAAGGCGAGCAGCGCGTTCAGTCTGGTAGCGGTTGAACGCGTTTTGGTATTCTTGGCTGGCTAAGTCTTGGCCGAACCGCGTAACGTTCTTCAGTGCGCCGCCAGACAATATGCCGCCGCGCGCAGATGCCGACCGATCTAGCCCCTTTAGCCCTTCTGACATACGGAAGGCATAACCGGGGTCTTGCTCAAAATCGCCCATACCAAATGACTTAGCGTACTGACCGTAATTGGCAGCGGTTGCGTCGCCGCTAAGGCCCATAAGCTGCATAATCTGGTCTTGAGCGGTGCGGCCATCTTTAATAAACGGCTGCTGAAACTCACCCTGCCGCTGATACGCTTGCTCAAAATCGCCGCGGGCGGTGGTATATCCTAGATCGGTGGCAGCTTGGCCCTCGGCGTAACCCCTATTAACGTCGGCTAGCGCGGTGTCAAAACCCCTGTTGGCGTCACCCAAGGCAGTGTCGTAGCCCAAATCGCCAGCCGCCTGCGCGGCGGCGTATGAAGTATTGTAGGCGCCTTGAGCGGTGTCGTAGCCCTTGTCTGAAGCTGCTTGCGCGCCAGTAAACGCCGCCTCGTCCGCCATACGCGCTTCGTTGTAACGCAGGCGCTCTAAATTCTGCGCCTGTGTGTTGGCTTCATTCTGCGCTTGCTGCGCTGCTGCTGCGGCATCTCTTGCGGCGGCGTTAGCTTCGGCAGTACCTGTCTTCTGGGCCTCTAGCGCCAGCGCCGCTGCACGTTCCTGCGCTGCTGCTGCCGTATTGGACGCGGTTATTTGTGCTTTGGCGGCTTTTTTAGACGCGCCAATGGATACTCCTGCGCTTAATGCTGCCGCTCCGGCTACTACTGCGACCATGTTATTCCCCGATCCATTTGCTGTAATATGTCTCTACAGGTTCCATTTTTAAAAACTCAAACATCCGTGAGGCGTCTTTGTGAAGTTTGGAACCGTAAAACATACGATGCACGCCTCTCCTTTTAGCCTCTTTTTCAACTAAACGAAAGAGTTTTACACCACTAAATCCACCACGCACATCTGGATGCGTCCAAAAGATGTCCATTGTCAGCGTCAGGCACGTTTGGTAGTGCAGCCCCGGCGCAATAAAGCCTATAAAATATCCCACTAAACGGCCAGTTTCGCGCAGCGTCACCACTAGCACTTGCCCGGCGTTATCGCGGACAGCGTAAAGGTCGTACTGCGGATCAAGCGGAACTTTATCTTTGTTGAGCGCCAATTCTTCCCAGTGCAAAGGTAGCAACGGTTGCGCTTCTTCGATAAAAGGTGCCCAATCTTCAACTTGTGCCGTTATCATTATGCGCTCCTGATGTCTACAATGCAGACTATCCTATCATCTGCGCTGTTATTTACAACAGAATGTGTTACGCGATTATTGATCCACCAGATTTCGCCGGGGCGGAAGTTAACCGTTTCGTCGCCGCTGTGAAATAGCGCGCCGGGCAGGGACTGAAGCGCAATCTGGTAGCGGATGTAAAACTCTGCTGGAGCGCCGCCGTCAACGTGCGGCGTAATCTCACCGCCCGGCGGCAGCTTAGTAATGATGCAGCGGCCAAGCTGGACGCCGTTGACGCGGTGGATCAGGTCTAGCACCATGCGGCGCAGCGACGGCAGGCGCGCCCACGCAGGATACTCGACCGTTTGGATGTCATTAATAACACCATCAGGCGTGTCAGGGATTGCGTTAAACCACAGCCAGATGTCGCTAACGTCTGCGTGAGCGGTGTCAGGATGGCTGGTGCGAAGTGTATTCTGATCCCACAACTCTGGCTGCGTGACTAACTCCCGTAAGACAGAAGATGTATTTAGCCCGTCAGCAATGCGTAGGAAATTCTGCATTAGCTAATCTCGCGTCCAGACGCGCGCAAGTTGACTGCCGCTGCCGCTGACGCAAGCGTAGAGACAAACCCGCCAGACGGCAGGGTGTGGCCTACGATTTCAGGAAAGGTGTAAGTCTCGCCGGGTTGCAGCGTCCGCGTCTTGACGATCAGGTTGTCGTTACCTGTGGCCGTACCGACCGCGCCCAAGTTGACGCTCACGTTGACCATGCCGCTGCTGAAGTTGGTAGCCGTGAACTTGTCAATAATAGTCGTGGTGCTGCTTGGCGACGTATACTGCACTGTCTGCGCGTTTTCCATATTCTTAGCAGGGATGATGTTTGCTGCAATAATTGGCATGGGCCTATCCTATCAGGTTACGTTGCCGGTGACGTAGAATGTTTCAGTACCGACGCACAGCACGTTAGCGACGCCGTAAGCTGCGATGGTGCGGCTGCCTGTGGTTGCAGTGCCGCCAAGCCGTAACGTTGTTCCAGCGCCCTGTGTGAGCGTCACGGTGCTGGCGCTGCTGTTGACCACAAGAAACTCGTTACCGGCCACAAACACGCCCGACGGGACTGTGGTGGTTGCCGACACATACAGATGCTTACCGATGTCCGATGCCGCAGCGGTTGTGTTGAGGCTTTGCGGGATGCTGCGGTAGCCAATAGTGAACCCTGTACCAAGGCTGTCGTTGACTGTTGACGCCGACGCTAGACCTGTGATGGTCTTGTTTGTCAGCGTCTGAGTAGCTGTCAGATAAACGCCGTTCGTCACAGTGCCAGCGTTACCGGATATGTCGCCGGTGATGGTGGACGTTGTGATTGTGACGCCGCTGATCGTGCCGCCAGTGATAGCCACGTTGTTGGAGTTCTGGCTGGCAACGGTGCCGTAGGTCGCAATGTTATCGACGGTCCATTGCAGCACGTCGGCGGCAGTTTCCAAGACTACTTTGTAGCTGGAAGCTGTGGAGAACCACAAGTTACATTCGCCGCGGGAGTCCAGAATAACTGGGTTGGTGTTGGCTGTAGCCCCCGACGCATCAGTGTACGTTTGCAAAGGTGTTGTCGTACCAGCAGCATAGGTATAGACCTTGCCGCCGACCAACGGGCTACCGTTAGCATCGAAGAATTGTGCTTTAGGTTGTTGAGCAAGAACAGTCATAACTATGCCTCAATTAATGTTATCAGTTACCGTCAGGATGACGGATGGAATTGCGGGGACAGGGCCGCTGGCCGCTGCGGCTTGAATTTCACAGTTTGTATTGCTTGTAGACCAAACCAGTTCAAAATAATCACCTGCGTTTAAGTCTATCACAAAATTCCATGCGGCAACAGCCGCTGAACTACTTCCAGCTAACGTCACGCTTGTTGCAGAGTTTGCCGCGTTAGTACCGTTTACTCTGTACCAGATAAAAACGTTTCCTGAACCGCCGCCGGATTTGTTAAGTTGCGCGGAAAACTGAAAGTTGTACGTACCTACGCGGTCTACATACACACGCGACGTAGGCGTGCCGATGTAGACGCCGTCAGTTATGCTCGTAGAGTTAAGCGTGATTGGATACGCCGTACTAGTGGCGGCGGCTGTCTGCGTGGTGGTGTCGAAGAACGCACCGTAACGCTTGTCGCTCACCTGCGGCGTGTACATTGGGGCCAAGTCTTGCCCGAAAGACGAACTTGCTGCCGAGTTAGCTTGCCCGCCGCCCGTCAACGTAAATAGATTAAACAGATACCTGTACCACTCGCGCGTCACCGTGCCGTCAGACGCGTCCGTAATCGGAACGCGTGACGCGGGGATACGGGTAAGTAAGTCGTTAGGCATTTGTGCCGCTCAGTTGCAGTTCAGCGCCGGTCAAGTAAATGCGGACAGGGTCACTGCCAGACACTTCGTAGACGCGGTCGCGCAGCTTCAGCGTCATGCCAAGCCGGCGCCATATGACACGGGTGCCTGTTGCGCCGATCTTGCCCATAGACGCCCAGTGTTCGTTGGACCATGTATGGCCGCCATCGTCGGACCAGCGGAGCATGGCTTGCGGGTCGCTTCCTTGGCCGTCGTTCAGGCCAACGCCTGTTTCGCACTCAAGCTGCAAGCTATGGTTTGCTGTACGCGTGAGATTGTTTTGGCCCGTTGGCAGTGCGCGCCACGACCGCAACCAACGCTGCGCTATCGCGTTGTCTTCAAAAACGTTTAGTTCAAACGTGTAAACGTTGCCGTTGGCGTAGTCACCGACGATGATGTTGCCTTGGAAGTTACACTGGCAGTTGCTGCGATGGCGTGAGAACGCGCCGCTGACGCCAGAAGGTGTAAGCGGCAGTACTAGGTAATACGCGTCACTAAAAGCTTCGGCGTTAAACGCGCCTTCAGTCGGCGCAAGAGCGGAGTAAGATGACCGCTGGTGCCATGCGCCAGTGGCAGCGTCGTACACCCAAGTTTCATCCGCGGACGGAAACGACAGGACGTAGAACGCATGGCCGTCCTGCTGGTAGGTGTAACCTACAGCGTCGCTCATATCTAGGTAGTTTTGGATTTGCCATTCAATCGCGTGCGTTGATATGCGCTGCGCGCTATAGCCGGCTGCCCGGTAAATGACGCCTTGGCCGCGTGCGTCTGCGCCCAGCCAGAACACGGTGTTGTCCATCTTGGCGATGGAGTGCGGCGCAGCGCAACCGATTTCGTTGAACGCGCCTTGGATCGGCGATAGCGGGAAGTCTAGACCGCCAGAGTTGTACCACACTTCGGTGGAGTCGGTGCCAAACACCCAACATTCGCGGTGGTCTACCAGTATGCCGACGACGCCGTCAGGGCTACCTTCGGCGCTGGCAAACTCTAGCGGGTCAATCTGGAAGCCGTCAAAAAGCTGCGTCACCCAAAGTTTCTGGCTATTAGGCTCGTTAAACACAAAATAACCGTCGAGATAGCCGACAGTAACCGCGCCCGGAAAGTCAGGGTCAGTGATCTGCCCAAACGTATTGGTTGACTCGTCGTAAATAAACGCATCAGGATTGCAGGCGAAGAATATCTGTGTGCCGTTGTCAGCGATGGACACAGGGCCAGTGCCGGTTACGTCGCCCAGCTTGACAGGTGTTCCGGTCAGGCTGGACAGCTTGTAGACTTCAAAGCCAGACACAACGTAAAAGTCATCGCCGCGTGTCTGGTGCGCCCACAGTCCGCGGATCGGGCCATCACCAATGGTCTGCTGAAGTTGCAAGCCGGGGCAACGCTGAATAAACGCTGGCTCTATGCCGCCTTCTGGCACGGCTTCTGGAAACAAGTTTACCATGCGTGCGTTGGCAGCGTTTACTGAACGGGCCACATACGCGCTGCCCAGTATGGGCGTCTTCATTAGTAGTTTCCTGCAAAAATGTTATACCGCTGGCGCGATGCAATAAGGCTGTATGGCATCGACATGATGTCATCAGGGTTGTTGATGCGCTTCAGGTTGCGCTTGGAATACATAGCAATGCGCTGAACTTGTGGCGACGGTTCTTCGCCAAACTCAGGTGCTAGTTCGCACGCTAAGTTATAGCGGAACGCACGCAGATAGCCGGGCGGGAACGAAAGGACTGTGTCAAGCGTTGCAGGCTGTGTCAGTTCTTCAACCGAAATGAAATGCCATTCTAGATCGCGCGTTGGGCGCGGGTAGATAAACATTTCAATGTCAGGATACGTCATGTTGGTAAAGATAACTTGCGGGAACGTAGAAGACACGGTCTTGACCGCGATGCCGTCATACTGCTGCTGGTTAATCATTTTGATGCCGTAGCTAATACCAGAG